CCGTAAGAATTCATTGCAGCTAACATATCGTCCATAGCTAAGCTAGTAGATCTGTTAACAAACATCATGTATTCTTCAATAGCACCTTGCTTATCAAACTCAGCTAAGATAGCGTCAAATTCAGCTAAATCAGTAGCAGCGTTAACACCAGTAACACCAGTAGTAACATTACCTCTTGATTCGATAGCAGCAAATAAACCTTCAGTACCTGCGCTGTTAGCAGTGTTTAAAGTAGATGAAGGAGCAATTGTAGCACCAGGAACCTCAGAAGTAGCAGCAGCAAACTCAGACTCTAGCATTGACATTTCAATATAGTCGTTGAAACGAGCTCTAGTGTCAGACTCAGCTTTTAGGTACCATAAGTAACCTGATTGTCCTAACTCAGTAGATACTTCAACCCAACCAATTCTTGAAGCGTCAGATCCAGATACTTCGTAGTAATCTTTCATAATAATTGGCTTATTTTGGAAAGATTTGAAGCTTGGCTCATTAGCACCTCTAGCATCAGTAGTGTTGCTAGTACCAGCAGCAGCAGTATAGTTTGTTGCTTTACCAAATTCAGAACCATAAACTAATATAGTAGTTCCGTCAGCAGTAGTGTTTGCAGACAAAGCAGACTGTCCATAAGGTAGTACATCAAGTACAGCACCATTAACAACAGCAACTAAACATTTGAAAACACCATCAGAGTTAGATACGATAATAGTATCGTTAACTCTAATACCGTGACTCGCAGCTGTAAAGCCTGAAGTACCATCAATATCGTTTTCAATTGTTATTTGCGCAATGTTAGATACACCAGTACCAGGATCAGCACCTGCAGTTGCAGAGCTAACGTTACCTGTGTAAGATAAATGTAATCTTGATTGTTCAGACCATACAACTTGATCAGCTGTCATAGCCTCTTCAGCCCCAACTTGTGATAAGAAACCTGAAATAGTTCTCGGTCCGAAAACTTCAGCTTCTTTTTCCATTAGGTCCGGTAAATATTGCTGTGCCCAACCTTCATTGGCTGTACCAGCAAGATCTAAATAGTTTGATTGTAGCGTTTGCTTTTGTGAAGCAGGTACACTATTCAATAAACTTCCAGGAGTAATACTCATAATTTTGTAATTTTAAATTTATAATTTATTTATTTTTAATCTTAAACTTAAAGCTAGGAGAATCATCGCTAAGTACTCTTACTTTTGGCCCGCTAGTATTGTCGTTTGAAAACGATTGTCTAGGGTCCATATTAACATTTTTGGCTTTTGCAATGCTTTCTTTAATAGCATCTGCTTTACCTTGTTCATAAAAGTGATTAGCAATAGCATCGGGATTCATTGCTGTAAACAGAGATTTATGATAACCCTTAGCATCTGACATTTCGTTATTTTTATTCAAGAACTTCTTGACAAAATTATTAATATCGCTTTGAGTTTCTTTTACCTCACCAGCATTCTTCACATTAAACCTATATTTTTTATCTCCGACGTTGTATTCAAAACCTTTGAATTTATCGTTAAAAACTTGTTTAGTTTTTAATTTAAAAGTGTTAGTTTGTTGTTCTGCTATTTTTTGAGTTTCTTCCGACTCTTTGTTATACCTATTAAAGAAGTCCATAGCTTTTTTAGCTTCAGGTGTTAACCTAGAACCAGCTTTGATTTCTTCATAGTATTTAGACTTTTGCCCGTCTAGGTGGCTTTTAGCGTTGGCAACTTGCTCTTTTAACGCTATTTTTTTCTTTTTAATATCTCTTTCTTCATCAACTTCTTCGTCATACGAAAACGAGTCTTCAATTAAAAACTCTACTTCATCTGATGTTAAATGAGATTTAGTTTGTTTATAGTACTCTCTTAGTACTGTCATATCATCATAACTAGAATAATCTTGGTTAAGACGAACGTAGTCTTCTAAGCTACCACCGGTTTCTTCCATAAAATCTACAACCTTTTGTAAATTTTCAGGTATTGCTTTGCCAGTCTCTTGAGCTTGTTCTATAGCTTCTACAACTTCCTCAGCTAGTTCTTCTGTTTGCTCTTTAACCTCTTCTTCAGTAACTTCTTCTAATACTGGAGTTTCTTGTGTTTCAGCTTCCGGTTGTACTTCTTCTTGTTTTTCTGTGGTGTTGGCATCTTCAACGAGCTCAACCACTCCGCTGTTGTCAGCGTTATCTTCTTTAACTTCATTTTCTTTTGGTGTTGGTGGTTTGTCTAAATTTACCTTGATGACTTCATCATCTTTTTTTGTTTTTTTAAGATCAACTTTTGTTACGTTGTCTTCAGTAGCCTTTTCTACTACTTCTTCTGTTTTATTTTTTGCCATAATATAATATAATAATAATTAATAATTTACATACCTAAATCAAGACCACCTCCTAATATATCATTACCTGCAGACTCAAAGTTTTTAGGTGGTTTTTGATTATTTCTTTGGTCAATCATCTCACTTTGTTGAGTTGCTTGAATTTTAGTTCTTTGATCTTTACGATCTTCTTTTTCTTTTTCTTTATTTTGCGTTGCTTCAACCTCAGCTTGTCTTAGTTGCATGTTAAAGTTAAACTCCATTTCCATTAACTCTTTTTTGTAATTAACTTCTTGCTGCATTTTTTGAGCATCCATTTGAGCTTTAGTTTGTAACAGTGTAATTTCTGCTTGAGTTTTTGCTTGATCTTTTTGCATTTCAGATTGAGCAGCTGCTTGAGCAGACTGTTGATTAGCCTGTGCTTGCGCCTGTATATTTTGTTGTTGTTGAGCTTGATCTTTTTCTAATTTTTTAGCTCTACGTATTTTTAACAATTGATTAGCTAGTTTAATGTTTTTTATTTCTCTAAGATCAATAGCATCAGCAAGTTCAATTAACTGTTGTTGTAAAGCCATTTGTATATTGTTTTCAAGCATTGCTTTTTCTTCTTCATCAGGCATTAACTCTATAAATATACCAAAGTCATACAAGTGTAGCTCACTCATTTCTTTTAATGTAGCCACGTTATGATTACCTATTTGCTGTATAAACGCGTCCTTGGTTGGTGAATACTCTAATATATCAGATATTCTTAGTGATAGTTGTTCCGCAACTTCTTGTGTTAAAAATAAACCGGCTTGTAGTATGTGTCTTGTTGCTGTATTACTATTTGCTGCAGCTAATTTTTGTACTCCAACTAAAGCGTTTTTATCAGGTGTACTACCGTCTCTAGCTTCGTTAAGCCCAGTAGTATCTCTAATCATTTGCATATAGTAGTTGTAAGTTTGAATTAAACTTTGCATTTTAGCACCACCATTGCTAGACTGTATTTCTTGAATAGGTACTTTACCTGGATTCATATCACCTTCAGAAGTGAAACTTCGTCCAATAACAGAACCTGTTTGGAAGAACATATTTAAAGCTTCTTGTGGGTTGTAGTTTGTTCCGTTACCCAAATCTATTTCAGCAAGACCATCAGCATCTAAATAAACACCATCTGGTACCATACGTGATAACACTTGCTGTAGTTTTAGATGTGTAAGCTGTATCATATCAGCAAAACCAGTGATACGCTGTACTAAAGATTCTATTCTACCTCTATACATACGTGGAGCTACAATAGAATAATTCATTTTGCATTTAGTGTAATCGCTTTTTGGCCTCATCATATTCTTCGCCATCTCCCACTTGAGTAACTTACCTGTACCTAAAACTAAAGCACCTTCGTATAAACACTCAACAGATTTTTGTAGTTTACCAAAACCACCTTCCATATCTTGTGGTGGATTAAACGTATCATCTTTTGATAAAACTTTATCGGCACCAGTACCAGTTTCTTTTACTTTGTAAGTTTCGTTCATGTACGTTTTATAATTAAAGTATAAAATCTGTACTTTATTTATATCGTGCTCGTGACGATTATAACCTTGGTTGTAGTTTGTTTTGTGATAACTTTTGTTTTGTACTATTTCTTCTAGTTCGTTTTGATCTAAATGTGGAAATTGTTTTACAAGCTCATTTATTGGTATTGTTTTTACTTCACCGACATAGTATATGTCGTCAAAGTAAGGTGACTCAGTATATGAATATACTAAATCAGCTGGATCAACATAATCTATAACAACACCTTCAGATGTATTAAAGCTAGTTTTTACAGCACCTATACCTAGCACTGTAAGATCGTAATAAAATTGTTTTTTAACTAATTCATATTTGTTGCCTTTAAACAAAGTATTTAAAGCTTGTTCTTCTGCTATTTCTACAGCTTGCTTATAGCTAAGCTGCATGTGCAACTCTAGCTCTTCTTGTGTATCAGGTAAATCTTCTTTGTTATTTTCATATAAATCAATATTAAACTCTGTTTGAGCCATGTCATTAAACTCTCTAGTCTGCATATCTCTTAACACCGACTCCATATATTCTGTACGTTTAGTAACACCGAACGGATCTTGTGAGTATGCTTTAACATCGTACATTCTTTCAGCTATACCGTTAACTACTATATCAACAAATTTAGGTATAATAGGTACTGGCTTCCAGTCTAAATTTAAATAAGACAAATCACCGTTTATAGATAACTCGTCTTTATACTTTTGTATTGATTGCTCACCTCTAGCATATAGTTTTAAATTATGAAAATTATTGTGATTAGTTGTGTACCTGTTAGTACCTCTCTCAGTGTGGAACCACTCAGCCTCAATAGCCTTAGCTACTTTTAAGCCGTAATCATAGCTCATTTTCTCTAGGTCACTTACAACTTGAGAAGGAAAATAACTTTTTACAATCATATTTGTTTGTTAATTAATTTAGACGCATTACCTTTGTTTGAATATCTAGCAATACTTATGTTTAATTTAGGTTTTTCTATTTTAGCATTAGGTCTGTATAAATGCCTGTTGTTAGCCATTATAGCTAAACCAGAACTTATAGACGCATCATGCTTTGTTCTTTTGTTTATATCAAACTTAGCCCAGTCGTTTAGTAATTCGTTAAAATAACAACTGCCAAAAGTCCCATCTTGTTTCATACCAACGTGATCTTGTATGTACATTTCAATAGCAGCAGCGTGGGCTTGCTTTATATCCTCACTTGAGTTAGGTATGCCACCTATTTCTTTTTCAGCTGTAGATAATTTATTCCATATTTTATCAGGTCTATTCATACTAAAACCTCTGTAACCACGTCTTCGTAAATAATACAATAGACGAGGTTTGTTGTTCTCTGCAAGTATAGGCATCCCATAAAATACTAAAGCCATTAGAACGTCTTCAAAGAATATCTCTGCAGTTTGTGGTCTAGCTAAATATTCTAAGAAAAACTGATTAGCAGGTGCATCTTCCATACTAAACTTAGTTAAGCCGTGTAACGCGCCTTTAGAACCTACACCATCTACCGTTCCTGATATATCGTAACTATCACAACCAAAAGCGCCCATATGTTCATTACCAGGGTACTTAATACCGTTTTTTATTACAACTTTGTTTTGTATATTTGTTGGTGGTACCCAGCTTATTTTAAATCTACCTTTTGGATCTGGATAAAATATAACTGCAGAGTCTTTTACACCGTTAACCCACTGAAAATTACCTCTAGTAATACCTAAAGTTCTAGACATTTCTTCGTTGTAATCTATTTGCTCGTATAGTTTAACTAAGTTAAATATACTATTTTTAGTTTCATCTCTAAACGCATGCTCAGTAGTTCTTGGAAACTGTCTGTAAAATTCGTTTAGTGCATCTTGATCATTTTTTAAACCGTCAGCTTCGTTCTGCCAACTGTCTATAACGCCTATGTCTATTAATTCCCCATGTGGATCGAAGACTTCATGATCCGGAGTATTGAAGACTGGGCTTCCGTGCTCATCAATAAATCCTTCGTAGTTCCACTCCATTGGGATAAAAAGAGAATATAAGCCAGACGCTGTCTGTCCATTTCTGTTTCGCTTAGTAACGTCTGATGCTCCATATAGTTTTTTAAAGTTTTCCCCACCTTTGTCTAGTGCGTTAGATGTCGAGCCCATCATACATTTACCTATAATCCTACTACCTAATCGTAAACATGTTTTTGTAACTCTCCAGTTATTTAATATATTATCGGGTCTTTCCCACTTACCACTTTCATCGTGTACTAAAAGCTTTAATTTTTCACCGTCATAGCTATTGTCACCTGTATTTTTCCAGTCTATAGTTGTATCTAATCCCTCTAAGTCTTCTAGCTTTTCGTTTGTTGTAATCTTCTTTCTAGTGAACTTAGAAGCTGGAACTCTATATGCAAGCTCGGATTTTGGCCTATCCATACCGTCTTGAATAGGACTAAAAAAGAAAGGATAATTAATTGATATAGGTACAACTTTGTCAGTAAACATTTTCTTAGCATCAGCTCCTGTTTTAGATAATATACCAAACCTTGCGTCACTTGATATTGTAGCTTGGTTAACTGTTTCTGCTGATGACATAAAAGAAAAACCAGATCGTCTGTTTTTAAGGTAGCACATACCATAACATCTTTTATCTGCTTTACAAGCTTCCCAAAATATAAAGAATAACCTGTTTGCTTCTCTAAAATCTGGTGCACCTACGTCAATTTTACTCCACTGCAAGTACATATAGTGTGTACCTGTTATCCAGGTTGGTTTACCATTATTCGTGAACCAAAACCCTTCTTCTCTCCTTCTAAATTCTTCGTCTATATAGTCATGCCATTGATCTTTCTGCTCCTCTGGATATGCACGCCAATCAAAGATGTTCTTTAAGCGCTCTAATTCCTTCGGTTGAGTAAATCTAACCCATTTATCTTTCGGGTCCTTATATACATCCTTAGGCACCTTAGGTAGAGCAATAACCAGATTTTGTATCTCTATGATTTCTCCTATTTGACCAGTGCGAGAAAGCACTATAATGTCATGATCTTTATCGTAGCCATATTTCCACTTCTTACCCTTATTCATTCTAGAGATAGTGGTTCTTTTTATCGGCTCAACTGTCTTAACTAAGTTTTGCTCGTACATTTAATTTAATTTAATTTATTGATACTTTGCGCTTTGATCTACCAATATTATAGAAAAGTTAGAAAATACACCTGAATTATTTGACGATACCTCTTTAGCGTTAACATAAATATCAGTTTTCTCTTCAATAGGTAATGGACAGTCGAAATACTTTATAAAGCTAGTGGAACCGGTCGTATCAATAGCTATATTTTGTTTTACTCTTTTCACGCTGTTTTCTCTAAATATCATCTCAAGGATAATAGCCGTAGAAGGTGTAGCCTTATACATAGATCCAGAAAAAGAAGTTAAATATCCTTTATAATTTCTAGGAATAGTATATACAGTCATTTGAGTTTGACCGTACTCTGCTGGTATTGTAGCTAAAGTTAAGCTATCGTCAGAGTTGTTTATAGTTATAACGCCCTCGTTGTATTCGCTCGATCCAGCAGAAGTAACAAAAGCTCTATGAACTCTTAAAAACTCCTTATTACCAGTTACTGCAGTTTGACCATTTAACGTGAAATCTTCCTCTATGGCATCGTAGTTAGAGTCCAAACCTTGAACTTTTATTGTTAAAGCTCCAGTAGTACCAGTCCCATTGTCATCAACATCATTACTTATTATCTTAAGTGTATCAGCTGAACTTGGGAAGACATACAAACCACCAGTACTCCATATTGTTTCTGGATCTGAATCCGTGTTTATGTCTAGGTTGTGACCAAACTTATGAACGAGCGAATGTTTAGGTACAAGACCTTTAGACACCTCTGTATGAAAATCTAATGTATTATTATTTAATCCCATGTGTTTTATTATTTAGATCTTCCTTCTGCAAAACCTTTAAATACTTTAACCTCGGTTTTAGTTTCTTTACCTTCTAGTATGTTCTCTTCCTCTTGTATTCTATTCAATATTTCAAACGCATCAAATATAGCTAGTTTCTTTGTTGCTGCAGCATTTTTTAATCTGTCAGCTGATATATCATCGTCAGAATCTACAATAGCTTCTTTAGCAACTTTAATCAGTTCCTCAACTGCTTTATGCCCAGCTTGGATTATATTCTTCTTCGTTTCCTTGATATTCATATTTGATTGTAATAAAATTTGATAGTACTCTATATAGCTTTTGACCATCTATAATAAACTCGTATTCTGAGCTTGGTCTAAAACCTATTAAATCGCCTTTGTTGACCGTGCCGTCCGTATGTTTTACAATACCAACTAAAGGCTTTTCTTTATCTACACTTAATTCGTTTGTAGATTTTATTGGCGCTACAAAACAATATCCTTTTTGCGCTCGCCATTCAGTGTTTTTGTATAAGAATATTTGATCTGGCTGTACTAAGTAAGTTTCTTCATCAATATAACCTCTACTGTTTTTTTCTACTCCGTATTGATTGTGCCATCTCCTAAACACATTATGATGAACTATAACTTTATCACCAACTTTTATATCTGTATCACCAACTGTAGGTATTGATTTTACTATAGCTTCTCTACTAATGTATTTGTGGTTAAATATCTCAGTGTTAAGTATTAATTCTTTACCGTCTATATCTTTTGTATTGTTGTATCTTGATTTTACTGGTGTTACAACAAAGTTGTAAACGCTTTTCATTAATACTGTAAGTTATACTCTACAGATACAGCCATGTTTTTATTAAAGTCTTTCCAAGGCAAAACATCTTTACCTTTTTTAATATAAATACTAAACTTGTTTTCTTCCTCTACAATATCACATATAGTATGACCACCATACACTTCTTGCCCAACGGCATAGTGCATAGCGTCATTCTTATAATCTTTGCCGATACTAATCTTTCTTATCAGCTTCGACATCTTCAGGGTACGCAATAGCACCATCTGTAATGTTAATATCTACTTTACCGTAAAGCTCTTCAAAACCTTTTTGCAACGTTTGCATTTGTTGTTGTAGACTTATAACTTGGTGTAGTAGTCCGTGTTTTCTACTTTCTATACTACCAATTTCAATTTGAACTCTATTTAAAGCGTTAACTAAATCTTGTAGATTTTTTAACTCTTCTTCTGTAATGTTTTGTGGTTTTAAGTCCACGACTTTTTCTTTTGCCATTTTATTTAATTTAAGTTAATTTATAATCCGTGAATTTCTTGTAAGTAGCTGTTCACGTCAGCTATTTCTTGTGCTGTTAATGATCTATTCCAAAATGCTAGTTCTAACAATTTACCATCAAAGAACTTAGATGTTCCAGATTTAGCACCAATAACGTTAATATCAAAGCCATTAGGATTTTCTCCAGAAGCTTCGTTACTAGATAAATCTACATCAGCAGTTAGTGTACTACCGTTTTTCATAAACGTAAATTTATTTTCAGCACCAGCACTTCTATTTAAAAGAAATAAAGCTTTCGAAGTATCAAAAGTTCCACTTGGAAAAACAAAAACTGTTGATGTATCACTAGGGTCATTTGCTCTAAATAAAAAATTTGTGCCTGTTGCAAGTACAAATTGATCACTAGCGTCTTTACCAAGTAGTGCGTTGTCAGTAGTAGTTTCTAACTCTACAACAAAAGCCACACAAAAACCTTGGTTTGCGCTAATTGTTATTGCGCTAGCTAAATCATAGTGGTCACTTTCACCTTCTTCAAAATCTAAACCACCATCAGTTGTTACTGCAGCTTGATTAGCTTCAGTAGCTTGTGTTGCATGGTTATCATTACCAGAAGAATCTTTCCATTGGCTAGTTGTTACATCAGTATTATTTTTAAGCCATAATTGTAAACTAACAGCTGTGTTACCAGTTGCTTCTTTTAAATCCGCAGGCTCTACTACAGGGCTTTGATCAATACCAGTTCCAATACCTAGCATTACTCTCCGTAATAAACTACAACTGTACCTGAAGCTAAAGTACAAGCTGTCCATCTACCGTACAGCGTAATACCTTTTGCAAACAAGTCTCCTGATGCAATAGCCTCACTATTAGCACCGTTACCAGCTACTTGAGCTGCAGTACCTATAAAAGCAGCATCGTTGCCTTGAGCTGTGTCAGCTGTTAAAGTTGTAAATTTAGCTGCAACTATAACTTGAATAGCAACTATAACTTTACCTGTTGGAGGTGTTAAAGCGCCTGTGTCATCTAAGTAACCGCTACCTAATTGTCCAAAGCCATAAGAGACTTCTGTTGAATTTATTCCCATTATTTTTTTCTTTTTTCAAATGATCTACCGCCAAAGTAAGCACCGATCACTGTTATTAATACTAATTGTAAAAGATCTACATAAGAGTCTTTTACGTTAAAGTTAAGTTTACCAGCATCTATAAATATTATTAGCATTGTACATACTACTAAAAATATCAACACTAGTGGTCGAACGTTTTTACTTAACCATGAATCACTATTCATATCCGCCTTCCAGCGAGATGTAACGTTCTTTTCCATCTCAACTTCATAGTTGGCTATTAATTCTTTTATTTTATTTTCTGCAGCAAGTTTTTCTTCACCTGATGTATGTAGGCTGTCTATAACACTACCAACACCTTTAACAAGATCTGCAGCACCACCTGAAAACAATTTACCTAACATTTGCAGTTCTTTTTAAACCTGCCACACTTTTTACATTTCTTCATAGTTGTGTTTTAATATCCTCCACTAGAACCACTTGTTGGTCCAGCACCACTTCTTATGGCACTTGTTATTTCGTCATGCGTTGAACCTCCCATGTATACAGCCTGACCTGCTATTATATGAGTGTGATAACTTGTTACACCATATTGACTAGCCCAATCTAAAGCTTCTTGTATAGTTGTATACGCTGGTATACCGTCTATGTTTTGTACTACTGGCATTACTTTTTAGCAAATTTTTCTATACCACTAATACCAAAGCATCCAAGCACTACAAGTACAAATGAATCGTATACAAACTCATTAATCATCAAGTCTCTACCTAACCAGCCAGTTATAAGATCTACTATCATAATCACACACATTATTGCAAATGCAATAAAACCTACAACTGATTTCTCGTTCCACTCATTATTATCTTTAAATATCTCCATTTTTTTCATTGTTTGCGTCGTTTTCCCAAGGAAAGTTATCACCAGCCTCTTTCCACTTACCATCAACTTTAATCATGTCTTTACCGTTTCTAGTTTCTCTTGGGTATGTAACTCCATTATACTTTACGAAATCATCACCATAAGCAAGTTTACCAGTTCTAAGATCTGTAGCATGTTTCATTTCATGTAGTAATACTTTGTTTTCCATAGCACTACCTGGTTGTATTTTATCACTTATAAATATACTACCGTCCATATTAGCCTCGCCAAGGATACCCTCTGCTAGTGGTTTTCTTATAACAGGTGTTCCAGGCACAGATGCATCACTACCAGCTTCAACACCAAACCTAAGTTTAGTACGTAAGCTACCGCCAGCCATTTCAGCTTGTCTTGCTCTACCTAGTTTAAAACCCATTATTTTTTCTTTTTCTTAACACAATTAGGTACAGTTCTACCACCTTTCTTTTTTGTGCCATAAGCAACGTAACCTTTCCAGCAAGGGTTTTTCATTCTTTTCTTTTTAAATGCACTATTAAAATCTGCCATTGTTATTTTGTTTTAAATATTTATATAATTCAAGGCCAACAGCTTCACCAAACTTAGAGTCTGACTTATAATGTGCTCTAGCGATATTTCTACTGTAAGATATATCCTTACCAGCTTTTACAAACTCTTCTGCCGATAGTGGAAACATAGTTGCTAATACATTACCTATTAATATTCCTTGTACTGAATGTCCTGATGGATATGAAGGTGTCTTCATAGACGCCATCTCTATATCATTTAATTTAATTCCCATTTTTTTAGCTAAAACTTTAGGTCTAGGTCTGTTGTAATGATTTTTTAATTTCATTATCATAGGTGCAGTTTGTTCTATCACGTCTTCAGCTATAGACTCTGGGTGAAACTCAACTCCCACTCTTTGACCTATTTTTTTAAAATAACTTTTTATATCGTCTTTTTCTTCTACAAACCTTTTATTTAAAGGCATTTTAACTAATTCTTTTATTTCTTGTGAGGTGTCAAAAGAATAATCACTAGGTGGGTTTGTACTCATAAACTTGCTTATGTTAAAGTTTTTAAAATCAATTAACATTTCCACCTACGTCTTGCGGCTCTACCTCTTTCACCTGTCCAACCTTTTGATCTAGCACAAAATGATTTTCTACGTTTAGCAGCTTTACTACCTCGTTTAACTTTACCTGTTACGGCTGTTTTTAACTTGCTACCTGGATTTTTAGCTCTATATTTTCTAACACCTGCAGCTGTCATACCAGCACCTTCCTCTGTTGTTCTAAAGTTTCTGCCTTTGCCTTTAGTTGTTTTTCTAGGTTCATTACTTTTTTTAGGCAATGGACTGTCGTTATTTCTTCTACGCCCACAACTAGTAACGGCAAAAGGGTTTTTTTCTTGTGAGAAAAACCCTGGTTCTACTTTTTTAAACATACTATTTTGTGCGTGACTTCCTGGCATTATCTATTTTTGTCTTTAATCATATCATCTATAGCTTTATTATAAACTTTATCTGTATATGATTTGTTGTTATAGAATATGCTACGTTCAGATGTAGGCATGTCCTCCTCGCCTAGTAGTATTCTATATATTCTATTTATTAGTTGTTTACATCTGTAAGATGTTTTGTACACACTATACTTTATAGTAGTACGATTTCTATGTCTCCACACATCTATCCAACCATCTTGTCTAAGCCTATCCCATCTTGCTTTGTCCCAAGAGTATGTATATGTTCCGTCCATAAAATCTTTTCGTGTGAATCTTTCTTCACAATCTAAATAAAATAATAATTCTAAATCTGCGTCTAAAATCCCGTAAGTCTTACAAGCCCACTTTCTTGTGAGCCTGTAATACTTAAGGATATTCATTTCACGCAAATCTTGCGCGGTTAATCTCAACTGTTATTATGCACCAACAGTATAAGCAACTGTACCAATTTCAGTAAACGGAGCTGTAGAAGCTTTTACTGTAAGCACGCTAGGTCCACCAATGTTTGTTCCAACCATAAACTCAGCTAATCTTAAAGCAACAACTTCACTTTTAGCTGTAGCTGTTAATGTGATTAAGTCATCAGCCGTAGCTTCAGTTGGGTCTTGTAATGATTTAAAGTAAACTTTCACTGTGTCAGCGTCAGTAACTTGCATTGCAGAAATTTTATCTGATGAAATAAAAGTTTCGTCAGTAGTAGCTGCATCTACAAAATGTAACATTCTCATAATTGTAATTTTTATTTGTTAATAATTAGGTTAATTTGCGATTTTAAGTTTATGGCTTAAGGTTTTTGGTTTGTGTCTAATCTATCAATACCACATCCATTGATTTAATAACGTGGTATAGAGTTTCTTTGTACTGAACACCGTGTCCAGCATGTTTGTCATAATAAACAACATCTTTCTCGTTTATACCTTCTACAAGGTTACCAACAGATATTACGTTAGCCTTTATGTACCTATTGTCCTCATCTATATCTTCTGTAAGTATAAGTCCACCAACTTTCTTTGGTCCTTGTTTTATTTTTTGTACTATTATATAGTTATTGACTGCTTGCATCGCCTCTCATGTTTGAAATTATACAATCAGCGGATATAATAGTAGTTACAACACTTACCGCATTTTTAAGTGCTGACTTAGTAACAAGTACTGGATCTATAATACCATGCTTAATCATTTCACATGTATTACCATTTGTTACATCTATTCCTTTACCATCAGTAGGTTCTACAGCTTCAAGTATACCAGCATTGTCTAATATAGTTTGATAAGGCGCTTTAATAGCGTTAAGTAGTATTTCTTCACCCCAACCATTAGCTTTTATTTCTTGCGCTGCATTTAATAGTGCTATTCCTCCTCCTGGCACTATTCCTTCTTTCAAAGCTGCTTTAGTAGCATATATGGCATCTTCTACTCTATCTTTCTTTTCTTTCAATTCTACCTTAGATGCAGCACCTACTTTGACCATACCTACTTTTCCAGACAACATAGCCAACCTATCTTGGATTTTTTTCTTCATAAAAGGATTTTTTTCCTTTTTTATGGCCTTTTTAACAGTCTCTATACGTTCTGTTAAGTCGTTATCAAGATCTATGGTAGTTATTACAGTATTTTTAGCATTTGTAACAGCTTTATCTGCTTTTCCAAGGCAATCAATAGTAATTAAATCCATATCATCACCTAATTCTTCATTTATTACCGTTGCTCCGGTTAAAAAAGCTAAATCTTGCATTGTATCTTGCTTAGTAGGACCAAAACCTGGTAAATCTATGATATTTACTTTAATATTACCCTTTACTTTGTTCATCATAAGGGCTGATTTTAGCTGTTGGTCAACTTGTGCTACTATAAGTAGCTCTTTTTTGTTCTTTATAACGTGTTCTAGTATTGGTTGTATCTTACGTATGTTAGGTATTTCACTGCCTACGATCAAAACTAGTGGTTCTTCAAGTACAGCTTCATGTTTTTCAGTATCTGTAACAAAATGTGGTGATGTTATACCACAATCAAACTGTACACCATCAACTATATCAACATAAGTTTCATCTGTTTCTGATGTTTCCATAAAAACCACACCATCTTTACCAACTTTAGTGTAGGCTTCAGCTATAATAACACCTAGTTCAGCGTCATTATTACAACTTATACTACTAACATCTTTTAGCATGCTACCCTCTACATCTATAGCTGTGTCTGTTAAGTATGTATTTACTTTATCAAGTGCTGAATTTATACCTTGCTTAATAAATCTAGTAGAAAGCTCTGCATATTGTTCTTTTTGTACTTCTTTAATCAGTGCTTCAGCAAGGACGGTAGCTGTAGTAGTACCGTCACCTGCTTCTTTCACTGTATTTTTAGCGGCTTCTTTAATTAGAGTAGCTCCGAGGTTTTCAACCGGGTCATATAAGACAACAGATTCTGCTACTGTTACACCGTCTTTTGTAATGACCGGGTTGCCTCTAGCATCTTCGTATATTACACACTTTCCAGATGCTCCTAGAGTAGACTT